AAACAATTCTCGAAGAAAGGCGTACTCACACTCGCGGATATGCAGAAGTACGACCGTCTCAGAAAGATGCAGAGAGACCTTGACGCTGCAATACTTGAACTCTCACGTACTCAGGCGAAAGAGGTCCAGGCTCTACTCTCTGAAGTCTATTCAGAAGGCTTCAACCGCATGGGCTGGATCGCAGAACAGGCAACCGGGATCAACCTCCGATGGTACTCTCTCCCGAAAGACTACATCAAGAGAGCGATTCAGAATCCAGTCTCTGGATTGACACTAAACGAGGTCCTCGAAAAGAACAGACAGGAGATCCTCTGGCGAATCAGGCAGGAAGTCACGCAGGGTCTCATTAAAGGCGAGAGTTACTTCAAGACTGCGGACCGGCTCAAGGCAGCGCTTGAGAATAACTATGTCAAAGCCACCAGAATCATATGGACTGAGAGTCACAGATGCAAGGAAGAAGCGCAGCTCGAAGCCATGCAAAAGATGCAGGAGAAAGGGGTCGAAGCCAAGAGGATGTGGGTGGCCACACTCGATAGCAAGACTCGTGACACTCACCGGGCACTCGACGGTCAGATAGAAGACAAGGACGGATACTTCCACATTCGAGGTTTCAAGACTAAGGCCCCGGGAATGTTCGGGATCGCGTCTGAAGACATCAACTGCCGGTGCGCGACTATCTTCGTGTTTGAGGGCAGTGAGCCGCGCACGAGAATGATTCAAGGCAGAGGAATAAGCGACTATATCACATACAGCGAATGGAAGAAACAGAAGGAGGGGTAAGTTTGAGAGAAGTAACATTGAGACTATCAGCACATGAAATGCACGAGATAGTCAAAGCTCTCGGTGAGAGAAGAGCTGAATACTCGGCAGAACTGTATCTGAGGATGAAAAAGATCTTTTATAATTGGAACAAGCTACCAGAAGTGGAAGAACCGAAATTACCCAATTGTAAATGCACCGCGATTATGTTTTCAGATGACGGTGAACTAAGTGAGAAAGAAATAGACGGATTTGCTGAAAAGGTTGCGGAGATCTTCGGCCAGCAATCAGCTGAAATTCCAACATCAACAGATATAAGTCACTCGAAATAGCACGCACTTTCTTCATTTCTTCCTCCCATGCCCCGGTGCCTATACGCCGGGGCTTTTTCATGAACAATACAAACCACTCTGAGGGCATGTGGCACTCTGAGGGACAGGAGATATATAAATGGAACTCAAAGAAGCGTTGGAACTAATCAAAACGAATATCGAAGCACCAGAAGTGAAGGAGTTCACGTCAAAGTTCAACCCATTGGCAAGCCTTACGAAAGACAATGTGGGTGAATTTGTCGAGAAGAACGACCTTCTCAAAAGCTACCGCGATTCCTTCCACACTAAGGGCCTTGAGACCTGGAAAGCAAACAATCTCAAGAAACTTGTGGATGAAGAAATTGCCAAAGTGAACCCACAGGAAACACTGGAACAGAAGAAGATCAGGGAGCTTGAGCAGAGGCTCAATGAGGAAGCAGCGGCCAGAAAAAAAGAAACTCTCAAGAATCAGGCCATCAAGAAACTAACAGAGAAAGGGCTACCGGTCGACCTCACCGACTACCTGATCGGCCAAGACGAAGAGACAACGGACCAGGCGCTCACAACATACGAGAATGCGCTTGAGAACTTCAAGAAATCGGTCACAGAAGGAATCCTCAAAACAAAAGGGAGGGCTCCCGCACAGACTGAGACCGAACCGCAGAACATCGACGTGCTCATTGAGAAGGCTCTCAAAGAAGGGAACAATCGCGAGTACGTGAAACTCATGCAGAAGAAGTACGAGAAAAAGGAGTGATAAATCATGGCAACAGCAACTATATGGGATCTTCCTAACTATGCCGGTGCGCTGTTCACGGCAAGTCCGAAACAGACACCGTTCCTGACAATGATCGGGGGTCTGACAGGTGGAAGACAGACATCAAACTTCCAGTTTCCGACCGGCTCTGAGTACACAATCACAGCGGTATCACAGCCAAACATAACAGAGAATGACTCTCTCACAGCTCCTGCAAGCGGCAACTTCGCAAGGTCGCAGGACACAAACGTTACACAGATCTTCCACGAGTCTGTGTCTATTTCATATGTAAAGATGTCGAACGCTGGAAGAATGAGTGGCCTGAACACAATCGGGCAGGTCAACAACGCAGCCGACGAGAAGGCTTTCCAGATCGCAGTTACACTCGAAAAGATAGCCAGAGACATTGAGCACACCTTCCTGAACGGTGCATACTTTGCCGCCGCAAACGCGGATGAGGCCAACCGGTCAAGAGGAATACTCACGGCAATATCCAGCAACACGGTGACTGGCGGCGGAGACGCGCTTGACAAAACCGAGCTTCAGGAAGCATTTAGAACTGCGTGGACCAACGGCGCGAGATTTCAGAACATGGTCCTGTTCGTGAACGCCGCTCAGAAGCAGGCAATTTCGGCAATTTACGGATATGCTCCCGAAGACAGAAACATCGGCGGGCTCAACATCAAGCAGATTGAGACCGACTTTGGAAACGTTGGAATAGTTCTCGATCCTTTCATGCCAACCACGGTAGTTCTCGGTGCTGAACTCTCTGTATGTGCGCCGGTATTCCAGCCCGTGCCCGGCAAGGGGAACTTCTTCTATGAAGAGCTTTCCAAGACTGGAGCTGCTGAGAGCGGTCAGATATTCGGACAGATTGGGCTTGACTACGGTCCCGAATGGATGCACTTTAAGATAACCGGGATACTAGACCCTGATGCTGAATAATCAAGGAACAAATGAAGGGCGGCCATTGAGCCGCCTTTCTACTTGAGGAGGAGAAACAATGGCACACGGATATGAGTTTGACGAAGTAAGAAATCCCGTACTTAAGAAAGCGCTTCAAGATATCTTTGATACCGCTAGCGGCCACGATCACGACGGCACTAATTCAAAGTTGGTATCTGCTTCCGCAATTGCTGACGGTGCGGTCACTGAAGACAAAATAGCGGCAGGCGCTGTTACTTCCGCAAAGCTTGCGGCAGGAGTACTAGCTGGATATATACGCAAGGGCAAGATCCAGCTTAACGGCGTGAACCCGACTAGAGTTCTCTTTCAGTCTGGCGATGCAGCTACCCTGACAGGAACCCAGACGGCAACGTTTGATATGACGGAAGTCGGAGACGGTGGAACGTTCATCGTCAATCCCGACGGTGCCGGTGCAGGTACCGCGACGTTCAACTTTGCTCAGGCCACTTCGGTCTCGGGCGCGAGTCCAAGCACTGACATTTCGGCTGGCCCCGATAACAAGTTCATGATATCGGTCGATGGAGACACAGCCGAGGAGGTAGCACTAACCCTCACAGGTCTTAACTCAGGCGCCGCGATAGCTACTGCCATGCAGAACGCTATTCAGGCTCTTGGAGGGAAAAAGGCAAGTGTAACGGTTGACTATAACGTCACGAACGCCGGAAAGTACACCATTAAGTCTCCGACCTATGGGACTGATTCGGCTGTGGTAATTACTGCTCCTACTTCGCACAGCTTGCTCGAAGAGTTGAAACTCGGTGCAGACCTTGGAGTAGAAACGGCGGGAACCGGAGATTGTGCGGATGCTTCAGCAGTCACAATAGATGAAGTTATTGCCGTTATTACTTCCGATATTTCAGGATTGACTCCAACCTCGGCAGCTGGCGCTTTGAAGATCACGAGTGCCACGACCGGAAGAGGCTCAAGCCTCGTAGTTGGAAATGGTACTCTAAATACCGTGCTAGGATTCACGAACACTCAGGCACACTATGGGGCTCAGGGTCTTGGTTACGACTCGGACATGGCGGATGCGAACTTCATAGTCTGTGCAACGGTAGATGGCATAGAGGCAGCTTCGCTGGCATCTTTGAATCTTTCAATCACGAGTAAAGCAACTACCGGCTTCAGTGTTGAATGTGAGACCACAGCATCGGAAGCCTACGTTGATCTGATCATAGTCTAGGGGCCATCGGCCCCTAGTTTCTAGGAGGTGCTAGAATGGCACTCCTGACACTTGTTCAATACAAAGCACTCAGGGGAATCACAAGCTCAACTCAAGACACTCAACTCACAGCAATCATCGCAGCGGTTGAAGCCGAGATCAAGGGAATTTGCGGGTATGATGATGACGAAGACTTGCCAGCGGCTCTCCAACTCACGGCTTGCGACATGGTGGATCATCAGCTCCTGGAGAACTCGGGCATTAAGTCTCAGAGCCTTGAAGGTGCTTCGGTTACATACGAGAGTAGTTATTCTCAGAAGATTCTCGACACTCTCAACAGATACCGGAGGGTCCGCTATGTTTAGCAAGTTTGCAAGGCTTAATCCTGCTTTCATAAGCAAGCTGCCGCAGACCTCGTTCACGATCAAATCGAACCCTACGACCGCAATCGACCCGCTCACAGGCTTGCAGACTACTACATACAGCACAGAGACGGAAACGACAGGATATGTCGGTTCGTGGAGGCAAGATCAGATAGCGAGCAGCAACGGCAAGCTGACTCTTGAGTCTCTGAGGGTTATTCTCACCGCTCAGGTTTCAGTATCAGACATACTGGAGATCAGTAGTTCAGACTACCGTATTGACGTGCTGGAGATCAAGCAGGGTTACTTCGTTCTCGGAGTCAACCCCACATGAAACAGCATGGCGATCGAGACGCTCATATTCGCTCCAATGTGGATGAACTGAACAGATACCTTCAGACTCTCTCGGCACGAATGGACCCTGAGTGCGCAAAAGTTGTTATCCGTGATTTGGCTAATGCAATACTTGCAGACCTGAAACTCAACTCGCCCGTGGTGACTGGAAATCTTCGCGGCAATTGGAATCTCATAGACATCGCAAACGCGATGGCCTACCACATTTTCAACAACACCGAATACATCTTTGATGTTGAATACGGTCAGGCAGCAAGTGCGGGCTTCGTTCGCAGGACACTGGAAGACTGGCGAAGGAAGGCCCCTGAATTCATACGTTCCAGAATCGAAGCCTGGATCGAGAAAAAGAGGAGGGAGGCACAATGACGGCCGCTCTCTATCGAAACATTCAAGCGTCTCTGAGAATGTACTTTTCAGGGAAGTACAGCTCGGGGACATGGTACATAGATCGAAAAAATGAGAACATGACGGAAGACAGCTTCATCGAGCTTCAAACGTCGATGGGGAGGGCACAGGATGATAGAAAAGCGTATCAGTACGACTTTACTCAACTACTCGTACATTCAAAGAGTGTAAGTACGCTTGATACTATCGTTGGCACTCTCGCAGCGGCAATCGAAGGCTCGGGCGCTATCTCTGTCATGGACTATGTAGGTGGAGAACCAACATCTAAGCTCGGAGAGCTTCAGATCTCCAGATACGAACTCTCCCAGCAATCAACACTAAGCAACTACGCAGTGCGAGCCATCACTGTGTACTACGAATTTATCGAGTAAGCAAAGGAGGAACTTCTCATGGGAAGACCATATCTTAGAAAGAAACACGTGACCA